CTGCTCATCTGGTGACCGACGTGCTGGACGTTCCCGCCGCGTGCCAGAAACTCCGCAGTCAGGCGGTCGAGGTTGGCGCGCTCGATGTCGTGTTGTGGCGAATGGATTGGCAATGGGTCTTTGGCTGAGTCGTGATAGCGCTGCATGTTCAGGCCTCGTCGGCTTGCTCGAAGTGGTAGTGATAGAGCGTCAAAGAAGCGGCACCGCCGTCTTGAATCTCATCCACGCTGTCAATGGCAGCGTTAGGGCGCAGCTTTTTGATCAGCCGGTCGGCTGCCTTTTTTGCCGACTCCGCCGATGAAGCTGTGGTTTTGTAGCCTGGTGCTCTGGCGTGATATGCGCCGGTACTGAAAAAACAGCGGACGGTGACTGTCGGCATCTCATACCCCCGCAATATCAAGGCTGATAGGTTCATATTGGTCGGTGTCACCGACACGCTGATACACACGGATGTAGGACTTGGAGCCAACCACCTGACAGGCATCGCCGATAGCTTGCATGGCGCGCTGCCAGCGCTCGTCGGTGATTTCCATACGGCGCAACGCCAGGACGCGGGCTGTGCGGATGTCGCCTTTTTGGTCAGTCCGGAAGGCGTCATTTACCAGCGTGACCACTTCGGGGCGCGCTCCGGTGGTCCAGTCCCGTAGGCATTCGTCAATCAATGCGCGTGCGGCCTGGAGGCGTTCGTCGAAAGCGATGCTTTCCTGTACGGCACGCATGATCTTGAAGCGCCCGTCGAAGCTGATCAGGCTGACATTTCCCTTCTTGCCACCAATCTGGGCGCCGTACTGCTCGGCGCTTAGTTCGACAAAGGCTTCGATATCGCCGAACGCCGAGGCCTTGAACTTCGCCAGCACGTCGCTGGCGGCGCGAGCCTTTTCAACCAGACCAAGCACCAGGGCATCACGCTCCAGGTCGATAGGTTTGATCATGCTTTCCGGGATCAGCCGCTTTTGCGCGTCGACGCGGTAGCCTTCGGGAATCGTTTGTTGTTGTGTCATTACAAGGTTCCTCAGTGGAGAGTCAGTCGCGACCAGTCAGCAGGACGGGAAGCGCTAATGGGTTCGCGCCATTCCAGAGTCACGCCCTGGAACTGCACGTAGAAACGTGTGCTACCGGCCGTGCCATGGCGTTGATAGCCCTCGGTATGGCCTAGGTTGATCAGGCGCTGACCCGCTTCCGGAGTGATCACCAGGCGGTTATCAGCCGGATGAAAGCCCTGCACGCGAATACCGTGGGCCTGCAAATTGCGGGCGGCCGCGTTGAACACTCGCAAACGGTCTGCCAGCGTTGGGGTCAGGACTTTCAATTGCGTGCGGTTAATGGAGGCGAGCATGGGCGTTCTCCTGGTAGCAGCAGTCGGGGTTGATTGGGCAGTGTTGGCAGGCGCGCCAGTGCTGCATCGCCTGCGGGTTGTGGGTGGGGGCCGGTTTTTCGCGGTAGCTTTGGCACTGGTCCGTGGTGACGGTCTCGTCCAGGGCGACACACTCAATGCGGCCGAGGGTTTCCATTACGCGGCGCTCGACACCAGATGTGCTGGGTGAGCTGTAGCGGTTGGCCAGGATCAGGCTTACGGCTGTTCGGCTCATGCCTATGCGCTGGCTGGCCTTGGTTTTGTTACTGGCGGCAACTTCGGCGGCGAGCAAGCGCACAAACAGAGGTACGTCCTGGCCCCAGGCAGCAAGGTTGACCTGGTTCATTGGGTCACCGCCTGGTCAGCCTTGCGCCAAACCACCTGGTCCAAGTTCGGGTCATAGACCTGATTGAAGTCACGCTGATAGATCGGGTGCTTGGGGCCGGTATACCGCGACGGGATCAGGCAGAAGCGGGTTTTAAAACCTGCTGTACCGCCTCGACGGGTCACGTAACCCGCCTTTGCCAGGCCCGACAAATAGACATGGGCGCCAAACTCGCTGATGGATACGCCATTGACGCTGGCGGCGACTGCTGCCTCGGCGGCGGTAAACTCGCCAAGGATGCGTAATGCCCGCCAGACGTTCTCGACCCCATCGCCAAGCTTGGTAACTTTGCCGCCACGGGTTACTCGTGGCGCTTCCACACCTTCATCTTTAAGGAGTGTCCACTCGGCATCAAGGCGCGCAAGGTTGCGCACTTTGCTGACAATCCCGGCCTTTGCCATATCCCGAAAATAGGCGCGTACCGCTTGGTCGTCCTGGCCCGATTTACGTGCAACAGCGTAGGTCGTCAGCTCTTTAGAGCTGGCGTTGATCTTCCGAATGGCTTCCCAAATATGCTGGCGCGGGGGCTTGCCGCCCACCATCACTAGATCAGCTCTTGCTCTAGGCATAACTCAAGCCCTCCGCGACGGCGCTTCGCCGGTAAACCAGCCGCGAGAGCCCCAGCCTGCAAGGTCAATGCTGTCGATAGCCTGAGCTTGGGTTTCGCTGTAGACCCTGTACAGGTTGACGGCCACACGGCGAAGGCATCCGCCGACCTTGGTGCGCAGATCCTCCAGCAGGTCATCGGCAAAGCGCAGTGTTGGGTAACTGGCTTGGGTTAGAGCGCGCAAGTCATCAAGGGTGGCGCGCTGTGCAGGCACCCACTCCAGCACGCGGTTGTGCAGGCGTTCCAACTTGGCCAGGCTGCCCGGAACACCTTCTTCCCCGATCAACACGATGGTCCCTTGGCTGGCGTTGTAGATGTCGGTCAGCACGTTGGCGACAGCTTTTTCCAGCAGGTACTGCACGTCGTCGATGAGCAGCGGACGGCCACTGCGGGAAAGCTGTTCGGCAATCTGGTCAACCATCTGCGACAAGGTGCGCTCTGGCTGGATGCTCATTTCACGCAGGATCGCCAGCAGGAAAGCCTTCTTGCTCCAGGTATCGCGGCACTCCACGTAATAGGCACGGTGGTGGTTGGCGGCAAAGGCCGCGCCCACGCTTTTGCCCAGCCCGCTTGCGCCGTACATCACCACCATGCCAGGCAGACCCGCTGGGCGAGCTTGGGTGCGGGCGATGGCGGCGGACAAGAGGCCGACATTGGTCAGGGGAACGATTTTTGTAACACTCATAATGCGACTCCTAAAGGTCTTGGGTTAAGCGCGGGCTTGGTCGGCGAACGCGAACATTTGCTGAATAGATTTGAAGTCCAGGTGTTGCGGGTAGCGGGCATGCCACTGTGTTTCCTCGGCCGTCAGCGATTCCCCGCTGGTGATGCGGGCGTCGATCTGGTGCCAGAGGCGGTAACGGGCGGTTGGATCGGTTGGTAATTCGAAGGCCGAGGCCTGTGGTGCAGCCAGTTGGGCAAAGCGCTTGGCCTCGGCAAGCTGATCTGGCGACAGGTCGTATTGGCTCGACTGTGGCGCGATGACGCGCATTTCCACGTCTTGGCCGGTGATGGTCTTGGCTTTTTTCACTAGGCGGGACAGTTGGCCGCGTTCGCGTTTCTCGCTGGCTTTTTCCAGCATGGTTTTCGGCATGGCAGGGCTGGCGTTGCCATCGAGCAACGCCTCGCCGATCAGATCACCCTCAAGGGAGTGGACCCAAACACGGCTGGCGTCACGGAAGTCATAGGCCACGCGGACCTGTTCACCGTGGAAACCGTCTAGATCTTTAAGGAAGTAGGTGCCACTGTTCCATTGCACCTGGCAACGGTGGACGGTGCGCTCGACCTGCGGACGGGTAAGGCTTTCCACGATGTTTGCATCAGCCAGCAGCGGCTCCCAGCCCTCGGCCTCGGCCGACTTCCAAGACTCCATCGGGCTCTGGTGGCGTTTGCGCATGGTCGCAAGGTCACGAAACTTCGGTAGACCACGGTGTGGGCGGCGGTTGTAGTCGTCGAGCGCCTGTTGCAGTGCAGCAAAGAACACAGAGAATTCAGGTACAACAGTCGGCGCGATGCCCAGCGCAAGCTGTTTGCGGGACAGTTTGTGCGTTTTCGTCCCTGCCTCTTTATCCATGTCGGCGCCGATGTAGCTGTCGAAGGTTTTGGCGAGCCTGACCAGGATGGTTTTGTGGGGGCGCTCAATCACGCCACGTGCCTGAGAGTTGTAAGGCAGCGAGTGAGTGATAGTGCCGCCCAGGCGGTCGTTCACTTCGTAGACGACGGCGTTGTCAAAGCCACTGCCGTTGTCGACGTAGAACACTTTGTACATGCCGCAACGACTTACGCCGTCACGTAAGGTGTCCAACGTGGCCAAGGTGGACTCGGCCAGGTTGACCGAAAAACCGACGATGCGACGTGTGCCCCAGTCAATGACCATGGTGATTTCGGGGCGGAAGATCTGCCCGGTAAGAGGGTTGATCACCTCAGCATCAAAGGTATGTCCGTCAGCGACCCACACGTCATTCGGCCAGAGCATATCGGCCTGACGACGGTTATAGGCTTTGAGAGAATTCAGCTCGTGTGGCCCCATACGTCCGCGCTCACGCACCGACGGGCTTAGCTTTTTCAGCCAGCGGCGTACGGCGTGAATACTTGGACAGACACTGGTTTGGATGCCCTGGTGCAACTGCTTGAATTGCTCATAAGCTGCTTCAACGCTTGGCTTCTGTGGGCGCTGGTAGTGCTTGAGGAATTCCTCCGCCCAGGTAGGGACGCTCATGTCTTTCTGACGGCGGGCCGGAGCCAGGCCAATTTCGCCATGGGCACGGTAGTCAGCTAACCAGCGCTTGAGTGTGCGCTCGGACAGCGTGCGATCTTCGGTCTTGCGGTCGTTGGCGCGGATAACTCGCTCATTCAGGTAGGGGCTGAGGTCACCGGTTTTTGCCAGGGCGACCAAGGTAAGAATGGCGCGATTTTGGCTAACCACCTTGCTCATGCGTTCGATTTCACGCACGAAGGCCAGGCGCGCAGTCATTACGGATGACTGTGAATCGTTCAAGCGTGACGCTTTTTCTGAGTCACGCCCGGCTGTTACTACGTGTTTTTCTGCGACCGGTTCAACGGCGTTTTCTATGAGCGTCGCTGTCAAAAGCGCTGCCTGGGTTTCCTTTGGCAGGACCGAAAGGGTGTACTCAATGGCCTTACTGCCAAGACGCTGCTGACCTTCCCAACGCTCACGCTTGGCGCGTATTTGAATGGCGCGCTCTGTACCTGGCATTCCAGGCAAGCCAGCCAGCTCGCCGGCTGAATACCAATTACGCATGGCTGTCACCCAATGCACGCTTGAGTTCGCGTGCCTTTCGTCCGGCATCATCGCGCAGGCGTTCCAGCCGTCCCAGCTCCGCATTGAGTGCGTCACGACCGTAAGCAATACGCCCGCCGCGTTGTTCTGCCAGCCAGTTGGTCAGTGCGTGGCAACTGCATACTTCTTCTAACAGGGGGGCTCTGTAGAACGGCAGGTTGTGATCTGTCCGGGCCGGGCTCGACCATGCATCAAGCATGTGCTTGCTTACATCGTCACCCGAGAGTCGAGACATACGAGCAGCAATTTCATAGCGGTCTAGATCTGAACCTTTAAGGATCTCGCCGATCAGTTCACTTACCTGGGCTGCATTGTTGCCGTTACCCGGTATAGCTAGAACCGGCTGTGGGACGGAGAAGATGTCTAACGTCCGGTCGTCTTTGACTTTGCGCATGTTTATCCCTCCGTACCTGTTTTACGGTGCCGAAGGTCATAAGCTGGGTTATGCTCTTGGCTATAAGTTGCGTTCTTCTCGGCACGTTGTGACCTGATCCGATATGGGGTGCCGTTGGCGTTCCAACGGTCAGGCCACAAGTCGATTGGCTGAAGGCCCAGAGCCTTGGCTATCGCTCGTTCCATACGCGGGTAAGCTGTGCGTTTAGCGTTTTTAACGGCAGTGTCAGAGACGTTGAGTTCACGCGCCAACATCGCCAGCGAAGTGCCTTTGGCACGTAGCTGGTACTTAATCCATTCCCAGCGTTGGGTCGGATTCAAAGGGATTTCGGTTTTGTTCATGCCATACGTCCATTTTTAACCACCGGGAAGGGTGGTTTTTTTGGGGTGTCTAACGTCACTTACGGCATAAACATAGCCGCTTTGTTCTTGGTGGTAAAGCGAAAAGCGGCATTTCGCTTTGCCGGAACCGGCATTCTCACAAACGGTGAAGCTATGTTATTGTTTTTAAAGGCTTTAATTGGAATGCGAAATTTCGGTTTCTTTTGCGGCATGGTTTCGTTTTCTCCTTTGGAGAAAGCGAAATGAGTGAGGGGCTAGCGGCGCGCATCCGAGAATGCGCTGAGATAGCCGGAAGCGGCGACGAGCTTTCGCGCCTAACGGCTATACCTAGGCGAACTCTGGAGTACTACCTGACGGGGCATAGGGAACCTAAGGTTGCCCGTTGCGTTGATATTGCAAAGGCCGTAGGTGTGGATATTGGGTGGCTTGCGTCCGGAGAGGGGGATAGACAGAGGGGCATGGTTGCTGCGGCACCTGACGAGAGTGCGTATGTCTACGTGCCTCTGTACGACGCCTATTGCAGCGGCGGGCATGGATCGTGGAACGATGGGGCGAAGGTGCTGACTATGCTCGCTTTCACGGCCTACTCGCTTCGTAAGAAGGGCTTGGAGCCATCCAGGCTTTCCGCTATCCGAGTAGACGGCGACTCGATGCTCGGGCTTTTGAACGACGGCGATACGGTTGTCATTGACCACGGCCGCAACACCCTTGAGGGTGAGGCTGTATACGTCATCCAGTTGGATGACCATCTCTACGCCAAGAGGCTTCAACGCCAGTTCGACGGCTCGATCCACATCATCAGCGAGAACAAGGCCTACAGAGATATGATCGTGCCCAAGGAAAGGCTGAATGATCTGCGGATCATTGGCCGCGTTGTATGGGCTGGTGGCTGGATTTAGTCACACCGCTATCGGTGCCAAAGAGCCTGTTAAATTTGGGCGCACTGCTCAAGATTGATTGATTTTGGTCTTGCAGCTCTTTGGCATCGTTCTTGGGCCGCCCCGTAGTGGGTGCTCCCCGCAACGCCCCGTATTGTCTGGCTCGTCACGAATTGTCCTGCTTAATCCAGCTTCTTCCCACCAGATCCTCCCCGGTGCCAAAGCTGCCACTAACCCACAGGTCTATTTGATCCATG